GTAAATTGTTTTAATGCCCTTCTTCCATGCATAGATTTGTGCCTTGTTTACATCACGAGTAGTTGCAGTATCCTTGAAGAATAGCGTCAAAGATAGTCCCTGGTCTACGTGCTGGGTTGCAGCAGCATAGACATCAATGATCTTCTCTGGACCAATCTCATAGGCATCCTGGAAGTACTGGCGATTGTCGTTGTTGAGGAATGGGGCTGGGTAGTAGACACGACCCATCTTACCTTCCTTGCGAATCTCAATCTGTGATGCAATAGGGTGAATCGAACTGGTTGAGTTATTAATGTAACTAATCGAACCAGTTGGTGGCACAGCCTGAAGGTTCTGGTTGTAGATACCAAAACGCATTACGCTTTGTGCCAAGTCTTTCCAATCATCTTGTGTAGGGATGTGGATACCTGCATCTGCAAAAAGCTTCGCAACCTTAGCAGTCTCTGGCTTCCACTCTCTACCAATGTACTTGGTGAAGAATGTTCCATCAGCGTACTTTGACTCCCAGAAAGCATCGAACGTTTCTGCACGTTCAATAGCAATCTTGTTGGAAGCACGTAGTGCGTGATATAGAACAGTATAGAAGTAGATGTTGGTAAAGTCAATAGACTCTTCATCACCATAGTACATTTCTTCCTTACCGAAGTAACCATGTAGGTTCATCTGACCAAGACCAATAGCGTGTGACTTGTCGTTACCGTCAGCAATTGATGGCACTGATTCGATGTTGCTAAGGTCTGATACTGCTGTCAAAGCACGTACTGCTGTCTCAATGGTCTTACCAAAGTCTGGTGAAGCCATTGCAGATGCAATGTTTAGCGAACCAAGGTTGCACGAAATATCCTTGCCAATCTCAGCATAGCTAAGGTCAGCATTGTAGATGCTTGGTGTATTTACCTGTAGGATTTCAGAGCAAAGGTTTGACATGTTGATACGTCCCTTGATTGGGTTGGCAGCATTAACAGTGTCTTCATACATGATGTATGGATACCCTGACTCAAACTGAAGTTCAGCAATACGTTCGAACAAGGTGCGAGCCTTGATCTTGGTCTTGCGAATCTCTGGGTTGTCTACAAGTTCCTGGTACATCTCTGTAATAGAAATGTCGCTCATGTCCTTATCGTACACACGCTTAACATCGTAAGGTGAGAACAGATACATGTCGTCACCATTCTTAGCAAGCTCAAGAGTGATGTTAGGAACTACCACACCAATTGACAAAGTCTTGATACGCATCTTTTCATCTGCGTTCTCTCGCTTAGTGTCAAGGAATCGCATGATGTCTGGGTGGTGAGCATTTAGGTAAACCGCACCTGCACCTTGACGAGCACCAAGCTGGTTGGCGTAAGAGAATGCATCCTCAAGCATCTTCATAACTGGGATAACACCTGAAGACTGGTTCTCAATCTTCTTGATAGGAGCACCAAGTTCACGAAGGTTTGTAAGGTTAAGTGCAACACCGCCACCACGCTTTGACAACTGTAGTGAGGAGTTCACTGCACGAGCGATTGACTCCATGTTGTCCTCAATGCGTAGCAGGAAGCAGGAGACATACTCTCCACGTTGCTTCTTACCTGCGTTAAGGAATGTAGGCGTTGCTGGCTGGAAGCGACCAGAGATGATCTCGTCAATTAGATTAGCAACTAAGTCACGGTCACCACGAGCAAGCATCAATGCGTTCATCACCACACGGTCTTCAAAGCGTTCAAGGTAGCGTTCTCCATCAAATGTCTTTAGTGCGTATCCTGTGTAGAACTTGTACGCTCCAACAAATGTTGGGAAACGGAACTTGTATCCGTATGCTCGCTTGAACATGTCTTTGATAAACTCAAAGTCATACTGGTCAAGGATTGCCTTTTCGTAGTAATCATGCTCAACTAGATAGTTAAGCTTCTCCTCCAAGCTGTGGAAGAACACGGTGTTCAGGTTGACGTGGTCTAGGAAGTAAGCACGTGCTGCTTCCTTATCCTTATCGAATTGAATCTTGCCATTTTCGTCATACAGATTCAACATTGCATTTAGCTCATGGTAGCTATACTGTGGTGTCATTTAACATCTCCAGCCTTTCTGTTATTAGTTCTATGTCTTCTGGTGTGCCTAGTATCTCTACCCTGGCGATAATGGGGACACCTGTTTTGGCAGATATTAGTTCTGCTGCCTTACAGTCGTGTTCTCCAAAGTTGGTGTTGCCAGTTCCGATCACTCCACGTAGAAGTGACCTATTCTCTGGCACATTTAGGAACGCTCTGACTTGTCTTGGGATTGCTGATTTTTCTGAACCGCCTCCGTAAGTTGGAACAACCAATACAAAAGGGCGATCAACGACAAGAACGCTACTGGTATCATCAGTGCTATCAATTGGTATTCTCCTTGCGTTATCAGTCAGCTTCTCTACAAAGCGTTTGGTATTCCCAGAATAATTGGAGAAGTACACGATATCCAAAGACACTTGTACTCCTTTCAACAATTTGGGTTAGATATCTATTCTACCACAATGTTTAAACTAAGTCAATGTTGAATTGACGCAAGTAGCTGTCAACTTCTGCCTTTGGTGCGTGGATAACGTTTCTGTGATTGTCCTGGACAAAGTCTTGCTGTGGCTTGCGGTCACGGAACTCGTGAATCTCAACTACAGTATTTCTGTCACGAGGTGTGTGGGAGATAGCACCGAACACAGCACCACAGACAGCGTCTGCAAGGTCCTTAGAAAGCTTTCTAGGGTGGTCTACACGGTTCTGCTTTACAATCTTTAGTTCTGTAAGCTCTTCGAACAAAAGTTCGATGTTGGGCATTACAAGACGGTCTTCATAAATAAGCATGGCTAGGTCTTCATAGTGCTTCTTAGCAACAGAAACAGTTTCAGTACGAATACCAACAGCCTTCAATTCGTTCTGGATATCAAAAGAGTTCCAACGGTCAAAGGACACCATGCCCATATCGAATCCAATACGACGTAGGTTCTGAATCCACTGCTTGACCTCTGATAGGTTTACAGGACCTTCTTTACGAGGTTCCCAGTATGCCACAGCATCTACCACTACAATTGGTACGATCTGTTCATAGTCTCTCATTACCTGGACAGATACCCACTTTTCTACGTGAGCAATTGCAACAGCACACTTGTCGTGCTTCTGTGCAAGGTCAGCATGGATAAAGTATTTCTTGTCTGGGTCAGGCTTGAATGTCTCGTCAAAGCGTCTAGCAGAGTCTAGTGGATTGCGGATGGTCATTGCAGCACGAACCTTGTCACGGTCCTTAAAGAATGCATCTGATGCGAATGTAGGGACACAAGCAAAACGTTGCATAGCATCACCCATGTCTGTGAAGAATGCCAACTTAAAGTCGTCAATCTTACGAGTAGGGTTTACCACCCATGTAGGACGCTTTAGTGCAAACACACCTGGATACTTGTAAGAGATGATTGTGTCTTCATCCCACTCAATCTCAAGACTGTTTCCATCAGCATCTTCTGGCAAGTCTGGATTCAAAATAAACTTGTGAGTCTTTGTTATAACTTCCTTCTCAGCAATAACCTTGTCGTACTGGGTTGAGATGAAGTCTCCAGGATAACGAGGGAACGATAGCAGTGCCACTTTTCCTAAGTCTGGGAAACGAGAGTCTACGGAAGCACGGAAGGCTTTGTAGATGTTGTCTGCTGTCTTACCCTGGTCGTTACCAGTTCCAATCTCCTGTGCGAAACCAGAGATCTCGTCAAGGATGGCTAGGATAAGGTTAAGACCCTCGTGAGACTCACGTTCTGAGTGACCAGAGTAAACAGTAATAGACTTATCAAAGTTAATCTGTTCTGCCTTTGGGTCATACTTACCAGCAAACCAAGGTGAGCGTTCGATCTTAGTTTTGAAACCTTTGAAGAACACGTTCTTAGCCTGTTGAGCGTTGATAGCCACGTTAATAATATCGATAGCGTCACCTGCTGGCTTACCAAAGTAGCGAGCAGGGTCCTTTAGACATAGTAGTTTATATACTAGGTAGGCACATCCTACGGTTGAGGTGAAGTCCTTACCACTACCCTTGCCAAGTTGCATAATGATTTCATTCTTGGTGTACTTCTTGTAGTGCCTACGACCAGCCTCTTCACCCATAATCTCAATAAGCTCGTCTATGCGATAGATCTGGCTCATTGACTCTACGAGGTCATACTGTGCTTCAGACAAAGGTGGCTGACCTAGAAAGTCTTCGCCCTCAACGAATGTCTTAGCATCTACTGGAATTTCGTCGAAATGGCTACTCTTCAGTAC